CTTGTATGTTTTGTACAATAGCTCTAGACTCAGAGGGTACAGTATAAATATCTGTAGCATCTGTTGTAGTTAAATCAAACTGTGCATTTTTATATCTATTAGCCATTGTTTACTCCTGAACTTGATGTTGTAAACCAAGTAAATCTTTGTTGTTCATCTCTTAAATCTTGTTGAAACGTAGAGTTTAATTTCTCAACCAATCCGTCTAAATCCCTAACCAAAGAATCAGCATCTTGCTGTCTATATTCTTTATTAGGTCGGGTAAATACTACTGTTACTTTTGCCATTTTTTAAATTCCACATCTATTTGATTATAATCAATCATCATATAACCATTAGAATGTTTAACAGACGCCCAAGGTACTTCATGAGCCATAGCTCCTTGATAAGTTGTTGGGTTATCTTTATAATTAAATTTATAGATATTAATATTGGATGGTGATTTACCTATTAACTCTACATTTTCTTTTAATCTAATATCACTAAAACCTAAGTCAGAACTTCTGTTATCCTCTGATCTTTTATCTGATCCACTGTAATCTGCACCAGGATCATAACCACTTCCACCACCACTACCAGGATTTTCATTTGCTTCTGGATTACCATAATTAGGATTTTGATTCATAAAGTTTTGAGCTGCTTGTTTACCGCTAATATCTAATGTTTTTTCAATTGCTGCTTTTTCTTTTGCTTTTTCTTTTATAAGTTTTTCTAGTATTTCATCTAGTTTAGTCTTATCACCTTTATAATTTGGATCACCATATTTTCTAGCTAAAGTTTTTCTAATAGTAGCTATTCTTCTATCATAAGCATTTTGTAAACCATATGTTGTTGGCTGTCCAAATTTACCTCCTGATATCGTATTTAAAAAACCACCTGATATAGGATTGTATCCAGCCATCAAGCCAGAAGCTATAGATCCTGTACTTGTTAAATTACTACCATCTTCACCACCATAATAATCTCTTATAAAAATTGCTTCTGGGCTTTGTTCAGGTAAAAGGCCTCCTATAAGATTACCTGTTATTCCACCACCTTTTATAAAATCTAAAAGTTTACTACCACCGTCTTTTATACTTTGTAAGATCCCTGTTTTTTCTTTTGGCAAAGTAAATCTTTTTTCACCAGGAACAGTTCTAACATTTCCTAAACTATCAGTAAAAGTTTTTGGTCCAAACAATTCGTCAAAGTTTGCCATTTTCATTACTGTTGGATCTTGAAGTTTATATTTTTGATTCATAGGTGCAGCAATTTCAATCGGTCTAATATATCCAGGTGCACCTTCATTACTGTATTGTAAAAAATTATTACTACCATCACCATCTTGTGTATATATAGGTAAACCTGTATCAATAGAAGCTATGCCTTCATCTATTTTTTCAATAGGCATATCATCATTTATGTTTGTGTAATATTGATTTTTATCTGATAATAAAAATTGTGGATCGATACCAAACGTTTTTCTTATATTAATTAAATCCCTATCGGGTCTTAATTCAGGTATCATTGCTGTATTATCGTCTGGATATTCTATTGCCATTATCTACGTCCGTCTGGTTGTGTATCTAATCTAAAGGTACCTAATTTCCAGCTTTGATTAGCTGCTGTATTAGCTACTTTTAATGATACTGCTCTCGCTCTTGCACGAGTGTCTACTTTATCAGTAGAACTTGTAATTGTAAAGGGACCAAGTGGTGAACTTGCTTGAGAACTATTAGGATAGTTTCTAAGTTGTAATGTTATTTGAGTATTACCTGTTTGAGATAAAAAGTCAGGTATAAATCTTCTTATCTTCATAATAAATTCACCATCTCCTTGAAATGTTGCAACACCTGTTTGTTGACTTTGAGATGATCTTGTTTGTGTAATATCAAAATCTCCTGATTCAATGTTAGATGTAATTGCATTTACACCAGTTGCTAGTGCTTCATCTGTTCCTTTTTCATGTTCAAAATATATTGTACTACCTTCAGTATTACCTACTACATCAAACGATGCATCATCATCTGCAGTAAAATTAGTTGCGTGAGGTAAACCAAACACAGCTGAATCTTGCCATGCTCCACGGGCCAAGGTTCCTGTTGTCCAAACAGGTCTATTAGGACGTGAGTCAAGATAGTTATAAGTTACACATCTATTAATTACTGTTGAACTTTCTGTACAATAAAACCAAGTAATTTCACCAAATAAATTATTTAATCCAACATTTACTAATTGGTTAGCAGTTGTGTTTAAATCATCAAAAACAAAATCTTCTACTAAACATGTCATAGTCTCAAGATTACCAGAGTATTTGAAGAAACCATTTTCTGACATCCAATATGCAGCACCATCAACTTCTAATGCAGCGTTCTGTCCGATCAAACCACAGTTAGTTCCTACTTGTTGAAAACCAAAAGTAAATGGTTGACCAATAAATCTCATGGTAAATAAAGATGTATCGGTCCAAACATAGATCGCATCTCTACCTCTAACCGCACCTACAATTTTAGATCCATCAGCTAGTCTTTGTGTACCTGCTGTGTTGACGGCTGTTGGCTGATATGTATTAATATCTTCTTGATTTGAAAATCTAATAAACATTTCATCTTGTGTAGACGGTGTGCCAATCGTTGTTTCTGTTCCAAAGAATACTAAGTGTCTATCAGGTGTTGATACTAACATATCACGTGATGCTGTTGGTGCACCACTAATAATAGTTGCTCTAATAGTTACAGCGTTTGTTGCATTAGAGTCCCATTCAAATACTTGTGCATTATGAATTAATGCAATTACTTTATCACCGAAGTTATCAATAGACCATAGACCTGGATCAACAACTAAGTCACCAGATGCAGCCTCACCCCATGCAATATAATCTGAACTGTTAGTTACTGTTGCACCATTTGAATGTGTTGCAGCTGTTGTGTTTCTAACACCTCTTGTAACACCTGTTAAAGTATTACTAGATATACCTGTGTATGAAATTTCTTCTGATCCTATTTGCAAAAAGTTTGTACCTGAAGTTGGAAACAAAGATGCATCTGTTAATACAACAGTCGTTGTAACTGCATTGATACTACCATTTAAAGTTGTAGTTGCTTCACCTGTTACAGTTCCACCCCATGCAGCTAAACCCCAACCAAAACCAGGTAATTGTTCTGCGGGACCTACTGGATAATAATGCTGTACTCTAATACCACCGGATGTTGTAGCACCTGAGCCTGTCTCATTAGATGGCATTGTAATAGTTAAAGTAGTAGCTGTTGGCACACTTGTTACCATAAACTTTTTATCATCAAAGTCTGATGCTGAAAAATTAGAATTAGTTATTGCTGTAAAATTATCTAAAAGAATAATATCATTTTCTTGAATGTTGTGGTCCGTGCTAAATGTTAATGTAACCGTTGCTGAACCATTCGTTGTACTAAATGCATTTGATAATGTTGTAGTAGTTTTGATAGGGTGAATGTCATAGAATACACCTCCTGTGTAAGCGTATAAAATCCTGTTTGTGCCTATGATTGCAAACTTGTTACCAGACTTGTTAACTAAATGATGTAAAGCTCTTGCGGCTCCTGTAAGTTTAGACTCACCTAACTGTGACCAACCACCTATCTTTTCAGGTGTGCCATATCTAAAACGTACATTATCACCACCTACCCATTGTCCTTCAGCTGTGGTTTCTGTAATTTGTTTGTTGAATCCTGGTTGAAAACCTATTTTTTGTAACATATAACCTCATTATATATTAAAAACCCCAACTTACAAACGAGTATCGGGTGCCTTTTTTAATCTCTTTTACTTCATGAGGGTATAAAAAGCAACTTGGAAATATAACGATATTTCCGGTTTTAGGTTCTATTTTTTGACCATTAATAATTAAATCTCCTCCTGCATAGTTTTCATTAAGCATACCGATAAAAGATATAACAGGTATGCCTTTATATCGACCATCAAATAGAGAGTGAATATGGTCATAATGTTTTCGCATTAAAGTTCCTTTTTTATATTTATTAAATCTTATAGATGAAAAAGTTGTAGCTAAATTACTTAATCTATTGTCATTTAAATCAGCAAATTTACTATTATACTCTTGATAAGCTTTAACTAAATAAGGCGTCATTTGTTGCTGCATCTCTGTATCAATAGGTTGAACATCTAATTCTTTTTCTTTCTCTGAATTATAACTATTATTCTCAGCACTATACCAAGTATGTTTTTCCCATTCTTTTTTATTAATTTTTTTTATTAAATTTTTACATACCTCTATAGGTATAATATTAGTTGTGTAAATGTAGTCGTTAATTTTCATATAGTTTTTTTAAGTCTAATTGTGTTAAATCTTTTTCTGACCCTAAAACATCTTTAGCAAATGTGTTAAAAGATAAACTAATTCTTACATCATTAGATGTATTAATAGGAACAGAGTGTCTTAAATGTGATGGAAATAATACAAGTTCTCCAGCAGTTGCTGGAAGATAAAATGTTTGGCTATTTAAAGAATTGTATTTATTGTAATTAAGTTTTAAAGTTTCGTATTGAGTTTTAGAAAACATAATTGGTGGTAAATGTTTATCTAATCTAAAATACATAACTCCTGATAACAAAGAGTTGGGATGTAAATGTTCATGATGAATAGATCCTTTTGGATTTTTATTTGTCCAAGATTGAGTAATACTTAATATATTATCTGACTCCCAAACATTTTTAGTAAACAAATTTATTGATTCTTGACAAAAGTCTTTTATTTTTTTTAATTGTTTTTTTTTAAAAAGGTAAGAATCAGAAGACCTAAAATTACCGTTTACACCATTAGGTTCATATTTAAGTTTTTCAATAAACTTTAATTCTTTATCTATATTGCCTTCATACTTTGTAATTAACAAAGGAGTAGCAAATAGTTGTAGTAATTCTTTCTTTATCATTTCTTTAAAATTTATAACAAATTTTAAATTTTAATCAAGCTATAATGTTTTACCGCCGTCTCCTGAAGAAGTAGCTGCGTGTCCCTGTGTTGTGTAAGTTAAATCTCCAAAGTCTGTACCATTTCCTAAAGTGGCAATAGTAACAAATTCTATTTTATCAGTTTTAACATTAGCTGGAACGTTACCACCTCCCATAACAGCTCTTATAGTATTTGAAGTAGTGCTAGTATTACTTGTAGGTGTAGCTAAATCACCAAAATCTGATGCATTACCTGTTGTTGCAATTGTTATGAATTCTATAACATTCAATGATCCTGTAGGAGAAGTATATCCACCAGCAAAAATACCTCTTGTTGCTGAAGAACTTCCACCATTCAATCTTCTTACTCCAGACAGATCTCCAAAATCAATTGCATTACCTGCCGATTGAGTAGTGATATATTGCATTACATTAGTACCTGCACCTGAGCCAGGATTACCTCCTGCCATTACACCTCTTGTTGGTGAACAAGCTGCATTGGCACCTGTATTAGCAGCAAGTAAATCTCCAAAATCTGTAGAGTTTCCTGTAGAAGCTATTGTAATAAATTGAATAGTATTAACATTACTTGGTGTATAACCTCCTCCCCATATTCCTCTAGTGTTATCATTTACACCTGTTCCACATCCAAATCCTTCATAATTTTCTAACATATCTCCAAAGTCTACTGCATTACCTGCTGATGCAAAAGTTATATAATCCATTGTATTATTATTAGCTGGATTAAAACCTGCTGAAAAAACAGCTCTAGTTCTTGAACCAACTCCCTGTATTGAAGATCTTGAAGAAGTTAAATTTCCAAAGTCTGTTGCATTACCTGTTGTAGAAACAGTTATTATATCTATCGTATCGTGTAAACTTGGATTATTACCACCAGCATACACACCTCTATCTCCTGCTAAAGTTTCTGGCCAGTTATCTCCCTGTCTTGCATTGTATACATCTTTTATTTTCCAGATGTATGAGTTAGGTCCATCTTTACTTGGGAATGCCATTATAAACCTCCATGACTGTTTGACGTAGCACCCAGTCCTCTATTTGCTGCAAGTAAATCACCCCAATCCTGAGCATTACCTGTAGACGCTATTGTTATATAATCCATTACATTTGATAAACTTGGGGCAGCCCCACCTCCAAATACACCATAAGTTTTATTACTAGTAGCAGCTAAATCTCTTCGTCCTACAGTTAGGTCACCAAAGTCTGTTGCATTACCTGTTGAAGCTGTTGTCACATATTCAATAATATTTGCTGTAGAACTACCTCCTCCAAAAACAGACCTTGTTGAACTCGATGTAGCTGCAAAAGATGTTTTTGTAACTGTTAAATCTCCAAAATCGGTAGTGTTTCCTGTTGTAGCCATTTCTACAAAACCAATATCATCTAATACTGCTCCAGGTCCAGGTGCTCTAATACCTCCTGCAATTAAACATCTGGTAGAACTTCCTGTTGAACCAGCATTAGTAACTGCTTGAACAAAATCTCCAAAATCTATAGCATTACCTGTTGAATTAACTGTAACAAAGTCTATTGTATTTTTACTCGAAGTTGCTGGAGTATCATATCCTGTACTAAATAAACATCTTGAAGAGTTTGAGTGAGCTTGAGGATTATCTCTAGCAACAGTAAGATCACCAAAATCCGAACAGTTTCCAGTAGTTTGTAAATTAAGCGCATCAATGGTAGTTGTTGCGCCAAGACCTGTAAAAAGTCCTCTAGTAGAATTACCTGAACCTTTAACACCAGCAGCAGTTGTTAGATCTCCATAATCAGTAGTATTACCAGTAGATGCAAAAGAAAATTGTTGTATTGTATTTATATCACTTCCAGTATTACCACCAGCAAATACACCAAAATCTGAAGCAACACTTAACGTAGCGCCATTTAATCCTCCGTGGCCGTTTGAACTTACACCATTACCAGCCATTGCTACAGTTAAATCACCAAAATCTTGAGCATTACCAGTAGAGGCAATAGTAATAAAATCTATAGTCGTAGTATTAGCAGGCCCTGATTCTCCACCTGCAATAACACCTCTTGTCTTATTTGAAGTTCCTTGCATTAAATATTTTGTTGCAGTTAAATCACCAAAGTCTGTAGCATTACCAGCAGATGCAATAGTAACATAATCCATTACATCTGATTCATTACCTGGACTTGTTCTACCGCCCATAAACACCATTCTTGTTTCAGAAGATGATCCACCGGCTCCTCCTCTTGCAAGTGTTAAATCTCCAAAATCAGTAGCATTACTTGTGGTTGCAAAAGTTATTGCGTCAATTACATTTGTTGAGCTTGGTGTAAAGTTTCCTCCAAATAATCCTTTTGTTGAAGATCCACCACCAGCTGGAGCTCCAGAACCTGATTGTGTTAAATCACCAAAATCTGCTGTATTACCAAGTGAAGATATTTCAATATATTGAATAACATTTGAAGCAGAAGGAGTATTCATACTTGCAAATACACCCCTTGTAGAATTAGAAGCAGATCCACCATATCTAGCTGAAGTCAATAAATTACCAAAATCTGCTGCATTACCTTGTGAAGAAAAATTTACATACTCTATTTTGTTTTGAAGAGAAGGTGTTTGTCCTCCTGCACTTACAAATCTTGTTTCATTTCCTACTGCTCTATTAATATTAGGGGAAATAGTTAAATCACCAAAATCAGTTGCGTTACCTGTTTGAGATATTTTAAATGAATTAATGGTATTAAAACTACCTCCTGCAGCTATAGCTAAATCCCCACCATCTAAAAATGTAGCAGGCCTTGTCCCTTGATACCCGTCTGTTAAACCGCCGTGGGCGTTACTAGTTGCTGCTCCTTGACCTCCTGTACCACCTAGGTCTCCAAAATCAGTTGCATTACCTGTAGTTGAAATAGTTACAAATTGTTTGTTAGTAAGTGGTGTACTACCAGTTACGCCACCTAATGAATATGCTTTTACTGAATTACTTGCTCCACCTCCTGCAAATATTGATGCAGTTAAATCTCCAAAATCTGTTGCGTTTCCAGTAGATGCGATTGTAATAAAGTCTATTACATTACTTGCTGGAGTGCCTCCCATAAATAATCCTCTTGTAGAAGAAGAGGTTCCTTGCATTGATCTTCTAGCAACAGTAAGATCACCAAAGTCTGCTGTGTTTCCAGTAGTAGCTGTTGTTATAAATTGAATTGTGTTGTGAGTTGTTGTGGGACCAAACGTAATAGATCCTCCAAAAACACCTCTTGTTGAACTGGATACCCCTGCCATAGCTTGTCCTGTTTGAGCGGATAAGGTACCAAAACTTACAGCATTACCAAGTGAAGCTGTTGTTACATAATCTATTGTATTTTTTGAAGGTCCGTTACCAGCGTAAACACTTCTTGTAGAACTATTAACTGATCCAATACCATATCTTGCAGCCGTTAAATCTCCAAAATCAGCTAGACTTCCCAATGAAGTAAACGTTGTGTAATCAATTACATTAGAAGATGTTGGTGTGTATCCTCCTGCAAACAATCCTCTTGATAAAGAACTAGTAGAACCTAAATCTCTTCGAGATGCACTTAAATTTCCAAATACAGAAACTTCTCCACCTGAAGCAAGATTAAAAGATTCTGCAATTGATGAATTGGTTCCAGGAAAAACAGTTCCTCCACCAAATATACCTACAGCTCCAAGGTTTGGCCAAGTCCCATTATAAACTTGGTTATAAACATCTTGTATGTTCCAAACGCCTTGTGCGTTATCAAATTTTGGGAACTGAGCCATCTAAAATCCTTATGCGTTTAATGCGTCTAACTTATTCCAAAAATATGTAGCGTGGGCATCTTGATCAAATGCTAATTCATTTTCAATTCCAGGGTTTGCTGGATCAGGTGATTTCCAAGTACTTGTATAAGTATTTAGGTAAGTTACTAAATCTGCTTTTGATGCAATTTCTTCAGCTTGATCAGCTGGAAAAGATGCATTATCATCAGCAATACCGATTAGCCACGAATCTTGTGGACCTGTTTGACCATCTATATAATTTGGCCAATTACCATTAGAACCATTATTTCCTGGGTATAGGAAAGAAGGAATAGTGCCGTCACTATTTAATTTATATTTTACTGCTTTGTATGCCATTAATTTTCTCCTTAAAGTTTATGATTATACTATAATCTAAACTCTGTAAATAGCATAGTTAAGCTGTAATTGCTAGTCTTGTTTCTTCTTATCTTCGTTGACAGTGGCTAAAGACTTCTCATCTAATAACTTAAAACCACGTCTATCTGCAAATTGTTGAGAGTCTTTCTTAAATATTTCAGCACAGTGCTCTAACCACTGCACAGTCATTTCATGACTAGGGTTTTCACCATTAGCCATCATATCATTTTCTCTTTTAAGATACCCGTATATTTCTTTTTGAGCAACCGCCGAGTTTATTCCCATATCAAATAAATATATTAAATTACCTTCATCTATTTGACCTCCTCTAGCTCTTGCTGCATTTAAAGCTTGTTTCATACAGGTCATAATATGATACTTAACTTCTTCTTTTTCATATTCTTCTTCAGTAATATCTTCTTTACCTAATTTTTTTAAAATAGATTGATACTGTGTAGTAAAGAAAGACATTTTACGAACAGCACCTTGGACACTATTCATTATGTTTGCACCATTTACTTTTAATTTTAAAAGTTTATGTTCAATGTGTTCTCTTTCTATTGAATCTAAATCTGGGTTCTCTAATTGTTTTTCTCTTTTTTTAATCATTATATCATTTTCATTCATTTTTAAATGAGCTTCTTCTAATGCTGTTCTTGTTCTATCTAATTCAGCTAAAGTATGTTTTAATGATCTTACAGGTGTAATGGCTGTTACATCTAACATAACACCCATAAACTGTGAGTGTGATTTATAGAAATTAGCCGATGTTTTTTTAATTGCAGGTAATGATGTGTTGATATGTTTTAACATACCTTGATATTGTTTAGTTAAAGAAGGTAGTTTAGATATACCAGCTAAAGTTAAATCTTTAGATTTATTGTTTTCTTTTGTCATTATAATTTCTTCTTTTTGTTCATTAGTTAATTTATTTCCTAATACTTCTTCTATAACATATAGATTTAATTTGTCCATACATTAAGATTACTATATTTTTCTATAATAGATTTTGGTAATATTTTTTTAATATTTCTTTTAGTTTTATTAATGCCTTTTGTTTTAATAGTATGTAAATTAGCTCCAATTATTTTATCATTATAACCCATACCATTTACTTCAAATTGTTTAAATGATTTAAAGTTATGTTTAAAAGGTTTAATGTCATAAAATTTATATATTTCTTTTATAATTTTTTCTGGGTTTTTAACTAAGTCATTATAATCTATTAATTTGTATTCACCTGGATGATGATCGATTAAATGTTTAATAGCTATTAATTCTTTTACAATTAAACCATCGTGGTTCATTAGTAACTCACATCTTTTTTCTGTATCCATACTTCCATATCTATTAGGAAAAGCATCGTAGTTTTTATCAGCCCATTCAATAAAAGAAGCTAGGACTTCTAAAACATCTCTAACTAATATTACAATTTTAGGTTTAGGATTTATATAATGTTTTAAAAATTTTAAGTTAGTGGGTGCACCCCATGGACCTCTATCAATTATAATAGGTTCTTTCCAATTTTTATAATACTCAGGGATCACTGCTTTAATAACATTGTCAAAAGAATTATGATCTGGGTAATTTTGAAAAACATCTAATGTTTTTAAATGATGTAATTCTCTAAATATTTCTGTAATGACTGAATTAGCAGTTGCTGCTATTTCAGGATTTTGATTTAATATAGTAGATATAATAGTATTACCTGCTCTTGGTAATCCACAAAGATAGTGTATTTTTCTTTCGTTCACAAAAAAAGATATAACATTTATTTATAATTAGTCAATATTATAGGCTAAAGTAACTCTAGTATTTTTATTATTTTTTTCTACGTAATGTTGCAAATAACTTCTAAATATTAATAAGCTATTATTTTCTGGTTTCATTTTTACTGTTTGATAAGATAAATGATTTAACTTTACAGATCCTTTTAATGGCCTCATGTCTTCATAAGGGTGTTTAAATATAGTAGCAGATCTATCCTCAATATTTTTTTCTACTTGTGCATAATAAATAACTGAAAAAGTATATCCTGCATGATTATGAAATTCTTGATAATCATTTTTATTATATATATTAAACCATCCATTAGATAATTTTTTATATTTATAATCTGATCCTAAAGTTTGATTGTATATATTGACATGTTTTAATATTTCTTTGTTAAGCTTATTAAAATTTTTATCTTTAATTATATCTAAAGTTCCCAGACTATTAAAAGTATTAACCAACCATTCAGAACCACCTTTTTTTGTTTCCTGTTTGGTGTCTAAACAATATTTAACTATTTTTGATTTATCTAAATTAGATAATATGTTTTCTTTATAATAAAAAGTAGTTGGAAAAAATTCTATAATCTCTTTCATAGAGATTACATAACATATTAATTAAGAAAGTCCACCATGAGAACCAGAACTTCCAGCTCCTTCAGAGTGTGTTGTAGTCATATCTGCATAATCTACTCCATTACCTGTAGAAGCAATTGTTATCTTATCTACAGCAACTGCTCCAGGTGAAGAGCCTCCACCAAATAAACCTAAAGTAGAATTACTCATTCCTATTATTCCTTCAGAAGAAGAGAATGTTAAGTCACCAAAATCTGTTGTATTACCTGTAGAAGCTATGGTTATATAACCCATTTGATTTCCACCTCCACCTCCATCTCCCCCTGCATAAACTCCCCTTGTAGAAGAACATGCACCTGCATTTAAAAGAGAACCTCCAGCAGCAATATCACCAAAATCAGTCATGTTTCCTGTTGAACCAAAAGTTATGTATTGAATAACGTCAGACCTACTTGGGTTACCTCCACCCATTACAACACCTCTTGTTGTAGAGTTTACATTATTTGATCCACCACCTAAAGCAGGAGAAATCATATCACCAAAATCTGTTGCATTACCCGTAGATGCAATTGTAATATAATCAATTGTGTTGTAGTAACTTCCATCAGAACCTCCACAAAATAAACCTCTAGTGTCATTATTTATTCCAGGGTCTCTACCTCTAGCAACTGTTAAATCTCCAAAGTCTGTTGTATTTCCTTTGACCGCTATTTCAAAATATTCAATTACGTTTGATTGTCCCCCAGTAATATTACCACCACCATGAACCACTCTTGTTGATGTAGAAACAGCACCACCTGTTCCTGATTGTGATAAATCTCCGTAATCTAAAAATTGTCCACCAGTGCTTATGGTTACGAAATCTATGATATTAGTATTACTATTTTCTTCTCCACCTAAACCATAACCAATATCAGTTGAACCAATATAAGCGGTTGGCCAAGAGTTATCTTGAATATATTTTGATAAATCGGACAGCTTCCAGATTCCAGAGTAAGGTCCACCAGGAGTAGGCATACTGGGCTATCTCCTATGCGTCGTCTATAATTTCGTATGAAATAGTAGCGGTTAAATCTCCAGTAGCAGAAGCTCCTCCAGCTATAGCGTCGCCTTCTTCTAAATAAAATCCATTATTTTTATCTATTAGAACAAGTGTTGCATCTGCTGGTACAGTGATTGTGCTAGCAAAATTAATTTGAGATCCGCCTGATTTTACTATTCCCATAGTTACTGCTGCATCATTTGTTCCATCAATATTTG